CGTGTTCGCATCGAAGATGGCGGCATCTCGATCGTGGAGCCCTTGCTCTACGCCGAAGGCAATGCCGATACCTACGGCGAATGGGACCTCGTCCCGGTCGTCCCGTCAGAGACGCTGACCTCGGCGCAGTTCCCGTGGAAGCAGTTCTACGCGACCATCGCCATCTCCGGTTTGGAGGAAGCGCAGAACTCGGGGCGTAGCGCCCGCATCAACCTGCTCGACGTGAAGATCGAGCAGGCCGAGATGACGCTGCGCAACAAGCTGAGCCGGATGCTGTACGGCACCTACGCCTCGGCGACCCCCGCCAACGACTGGCACTCGCTCGACACGCTGATCGACGACGTCGCCATCGCGGGCGGGATCGACCCCGCCACCAACGCGTGGTGGAAGTCGTATGTCGCCACTGTCGGCGCCGTCGATGCTGCCGGTCTCGAAACCGCGATCCGCACCGCGATCCTCGCCGTGTCGGACAGCGGTGGCGACACCCCCGACATCATCGTCACCGATTCGGCGACGTACGCCTTCTACGAGTCGACGCTCACCCCGCAGGTGCGCTACACCGACACCGACAAGGCCAACCTCGGCTTCCGCAACCTGCTGTTCGAGAACATCCCGATCGTGTGGGATGCGGACTGCCCGGCCGGGACCATGTACGGCATCAACTCGAAGTACGTCGGCCTCGTGATCCACAAGGACCGCAACTTCAAGCAGTCGGCGTTCACGCCGAACCTGTCGGGTACGGCTTCGGGCGAAGTCGTCGCTGTCGCTGGTGATCCGGTCGCCACCGGGCTCGATGCCCGCGTGTCGTTCATCACCACCTACGGCAACGCCACCGTGCGCAACCGTCGTCGGTTGTTCAAGCTGGAAGGCATCTCCAAGGCGCCTCCGGTCTGATTCCGTCGTTCGCCCCCCGGTCGAACAGCCCGGCCGGGGGGCGAACACCTGAGAGGATGCTGTCATGCCGAAACCGAACAATCCATACGCCCGACCGATCAACGCCACCAAGGAATCGGCGAAGACGGTCGGCGAGTTGTACGGCACGCCTGCCACTGGCAAGGCACACGTCCACGCTGCCGGGCCCGGCAAGGCGTCACCAGCAGCGCGCTACCAGGCGGCTGGCAACGCCTACGTCGCTCCCAGCAAGCCCGCCGAGCCCGTCAAGAAGGCCAAAGCCAAGCCCTATTCTGGGCAGAATAAAGAGGCCGTCACCGCCGAGGACTTGTTCGAGTGACGACACTCGCAGAACTCCGCGCGATCGTGCGCACGCAGACGCAGACCGATTCAGCCGACCTGCCTGACGTCACGATCGACGTGTATCTGCAGCAGGCGTTCGAGCGCACGCTGGCGGGCGAGACCCGCTGGCCGTTCTACGCCAAGTCGTGGGCGTTGGTGCAGAACCCCGACGAGGGCATGATCACGCTGCCTGGTGACGTCAATGCCCCCGGCATCCTGGCGCTCACCGACCCCAACGGAGCGCGGCTGGGGATGGTCCCGCAGGTCTGGGCGGAAGACAACTTCCGCGGCAACTCGGCGGGCACGATGAGCCCCAAGCTGTACTCGGTGTGGGGCAACGAACTGCATCTGTGGCCCGCGCTGACCTACACCGAGCCACGCAACTACCGCCTGCGCGGCTACCGCTGGGCACCGCTGTGGCTCGATGCCAACCAGGAGCCGGACTGCGACAAGCGACTGCACCTGCCGCTCACCCACTACGCCTGCGCGCTGGCCTACGCCCAGCAGGAAGACGAAGTGCTCGAAGCGACCTATATGGCGCGCTGGCAGGCCGACGTCGAACTCGCCCACCGCGCGATCATGGACCCGATCCATCATCGTCCGTTGACGATGGCCGGATCGGTGCAGTTGAGCACCGGCCACGCTCAGGAATGGGTGATGGTGCTGCCGCCAGTGACGCCATGAGCACACGTCTGCAGCCCGTCAACCTCACCGACTTCACCGGGGGCATCAACAGCGCCAGTTCCGACTTCCAGTTGGCCGACAACGAGTCGCCGGGAATGTTGAACATGGAGATTGATCCGCGTGTCGGGTTCTACACCCGGCCGGGATGGGTGCGCTGGAATCCGACCGACATCGTCGCCGACCCGGTCAATGCGTGGCGTCCGCGTAATGCGCAACTGCACCTGTATTCGAACGGCACGCTGTCGGTGTTCATCTCCAACGGCACCCAAGTGTGGGCGGCGGGTCCGAACACCCCGTTCGTCGACCTTGGGCTGGTGTGCTCGGCGTATCCGCATCTCGCCGACCCCGCCGCCTGGGGTGACACTGTCTATATCGCCTGCGGGCGTGACCATCCGTCGTGGAAGGTGACGAACCAACCGGCCGCTGGCAACCTCGGCGCCGCTCGGCCGGTATCAGGGGTCGCCAACTGGAATCCCAACTACGCGCTCCCGCTGCGGGCGTCGCTGCCTGCCGCCGAGCATCTCGAACCCCACGGTGGCTATCTGTTCGCGGCGCACACCAAAGAAGATGGCGTCGTTCATCACAATCGGATTCGGTGGTCACACCCCGACGAGCCGGAGGATTGGCACGTCGAAGACTTCATCGACATCGAGCAGGGCGGCGGGCGCATCACCGCCATCCGCTCCTTCCAAGATCACCTGCTGATCTTCAAGTCGGATTCGATGTGGGCGCTGTACGGCTACGACTCGGACTCGTGGCAGTTGGTCAAGGTCGCCGGGGCGACCGGCACGCCGTCGCCGAGCGCGGTGACACGTTCCGAGGATGCGATCTACTTCTTCTCGGCGTCGGGACGCAACGCGATCTACGCCTACCAGGGCCAGTCGCCGATCAACATTTCCGAACGGTTGCGTGGCGCGCTCGACCGTCTCACCAGTGGCATCGACATCTGGCTGAGTTGGCTCGGTCGTCGGCTGTGGTGCTCGGTGCCGTGGGACTCCGAGGCGAACGACAACTCGCACGGGTCGTGTCTCGTCTTCGATCCACAGATCGGCCAGGGCGGCTGCTGGATTCGACACAAACCCGCCCACGGCACGATTGCCTGCACCGTCGAATACTCCGACGTCGTCACCGAGTTCCCGCTCGTCGTGACGTGCGGCTGCACCGGGGTGGCGGGTGTGCTGGCAGTCGGCGCAGAGCCCAACATCGCGGGTGATGTGATGGTGCAGGCACAACCGGCAGTCGGATTCCGCTGCCACTACCGCACCAACTGGAAGAACCTGGGCTGGCCGGACCTGTCCAAGTCGTGGCTGCGGCCACGCATCATCGCTCGCATCCCGCCAGAAGTGACCGACGTGCGGATTTCGACGTACTGGAACTACGACTCGACCAATGAACGTCGCTCGCACGTCTTCTCGATGGACGTATCTGGCGGTGTCTTCTGGCGTGCGCTCGGTGCCGCCGATCCGAAAGGTGGCGGCTTCGATTGGGGCGACGGTACGAAATGGACGTCGGGCGTGCGTCAAGGCGACGTGATCACGCGCCCAAAGACTGCCAATCCGGCGACGCGCGGTACATCATTGGGGTGGGCGCGGGCCGTGCAACTGCAGTTCGAGCCCAATGACTACACCGAGGCTCACGCGTGGGGCGTCGATGCCGTCGTTCTGAAAGTCAACGTTCGCCGGTTCACGACATAGGGGCACCACATGACAGCAATGCCGCCGCTGCGGAACATTCTCAACGACACACCCGCCACGGCTGTTGACATCGACTGGAACTTCCAGACGGTCGAGGACTACGTCGCTACCGACGTGGTCAAGCGCGACGGCTCCGTGGCGATGGAGGCACCGCTCAACCTGAACGGGCCCGCTCCGTCGCAGCCGAGCCACGCCATCACCAAGGGCTACGTCGACACCCAGATCATTCCGATTGGAACGATCTGGCAGTTCGCTGGTGATGCGCCACCGCCGCAATGGGCGCTGTGCGACTGGTCCGAGCACTCGTCAACTGACCCGGCATGGGTGCCGTTGTTCAGTGTGATCGGCTTCAAATACGGCCAGAACGGCAGCAACTTCCGACTCCCCGATCTGCAGGGCCGCGTCCCTGTCGGTCGTCTCGCCGGGGACGGGCTGTTCGGGGCGCTCGGCCAGAAAGCAGGCAGCCGCGATTCGATCGTGCCCACCCATGATCACACCGGTCGGCTCGACGTCTACACCGGCAACATCACCGCCGACCACACCCACGGGATGTCGAACCACCAGCACTACGTCGAGCACCAACACGATCTGCAGAACCACAGCCACGACAGCAACGTGCGCAATGGCTACTCGATGTACAGCGGCAACCTGCCGGGTGCGACGAACGCGATTTACCCGCCGCACGGCAATACGGCGCTCGTGTTCAGCGCCGAACGACAGACCGCTGTGACCGTGGACATCTTGCCGGGAGCGCAGCATCAGCAGACCGCCGGTCCCAACACCAACGTCACCGGCTGGATGATGTCGCGTGCGTGGAGCGACGGCCCAAACATCGGCTCGACCGGTGGTGTCAGCGCCAATCACCAACACCCGATCAACTCCGAAGTCGTCGTGCGGCCCAACGGCGTCTCGCCCACCAACGGCAACGTGCAGCCCTACACCGTGACCAACTTCATCATCAGGATCGCGTGATGGCGACGTTCTCCCCTTACGACGCAGGGGGCTACGAGCGCCAGAAGAATCAGGTCGAATACGACTACGGCAACAACGTGGCGACCAACGCCTACGGTCGCTTCCTCGGCCAGCAACGCGGTTCACGCAATCTGACCGACATGTCGACGAACTTCGGACGGGCGATCCCGAAGTACAAAGCGCAGTTCGGTCAGCGCGGCATCGCCGGGCCCGGCGTCCGTTCCGGCGTGCAGCACCAGGCGATGACGAACTACCTCGGCGACTACGCCCAGCAGTACGGGCGAGCGCAACAGGACATGACACAAGAAGCACAGCAGTACGACCTGAAAGAGCAGCAGTACGGCGCCTTCCGTCAGCAATCATTGGCTGACATCGAGGCGCAGAAGGCGCAGTCGATCGCCAACGATGCTCAGGCGCTCGAATATCTGCGACAACTCGTAGGAGGAATCTGATGGGATGGGGCGTACCGAGCCCGTGGAAGAAGCCGGTTGCGAAGCCGGTCGCCAAGCCGGTCGTGCAGCCGTGGCAGAAGTGGGGTGGCGGGACGACAGCCGCACCGCGCACGACCCCCAAGCCGTATGTGCCGCCGCCGAAGGGCACGCCGTCGTCGCCCGTGCCCCAGACGTACTCGGTGACGCCGATCGTGCGTGGCATTCAGGAATGGCAGAAGCAGAACCCGAACGCCACCGACTACTGGCACCAGTACGCGCCCAACGGCAACACCGACATCGGCACGATGATGCGCGAAGACCCCGAGGGCTACCTCGCCGCCTACCGCGCCTATAACCCGATCGACGGTGCCGTCAACCCGCTCGGCCTGCCGCCCGGCTACGGCAGCAGCGGTGGTGGCGGTGGCGGCGGGGGCGGCGGGGGCGGCGGTGGTGGTGCCGCGGGCCCGCAAGGACTCGACCAGGCGACGCTCGACTACCTCGGCAGCATCATGGGTCTCGGCAAGCCGCGCGACATCAACTACGAGGCGATCGACCTGCCCGATCCCAGCGAGTACATGAAGTGGGACAACAGCCTCTACAACACCGCGCGTCAGGGCGTGGCGACCGGCATCGAGGGCATCCGGGGGCGCGGCAATACCGCCTTCGATCAGGCGCAGGGCGAACTCAGCCGCTACGTCAATCCCTACGAGGGTGGGCTACAGACCCGCAACCCTGACCTGCAGGGCCAGATGGGGGCGATGATGCAGGCCAACGGCGTCAGCCCGCCCCAGGTCGGTCAGACCGATTGGCAGGGGGCGCAAGCAGATCGTGGCATGGCGAGCACGCTGGCGATGCTGGCAGCTACCGACCAGGCCCGCCAGGCGGGCAATCAGCGGGCGCTGGCGGGCGACCGCACGACGTTCGAGCAGAACCTCGGCCTCGAAGGCAACATGTTGAACACGGGCGTCAACATGGCCGAAGCGAAGGGCAAGGGCGCCTTCGATCAGGGGCTGCAGTCGGCGCAGTACGCGGCGGCGCAGCAGGAGGCGCTGCAGAACTGGCAGCGACGCAATACGGTCGGCGACACCAACGCTGGTGCCAACAACTCGTGGATGCAGAACGCCATGAACGCATGGCTCGGCCTCGTCGGACAGAAGGCGCCGGGCGTCACGCTCCCCGCCAACGGAACTCTCCCGTGGGCGGTGTGAGATGAGCTACGACGACTACTACAGCGACCCGTACTACGACGACGCGTCGTACTACACGCCCGAACAGTTGGCGATGATGCAGCAGATGATGGCTGCGGGCACGCCGTCGTTCGATCCGATGATGGGTATGGACCCGACGATGACCGGCATGTTCGGTGGCATGGCGATGCCGCAGATGGACACGAAGGGCCGCGTCCAGCCGTACGACCTGGGTGTGCAGACGCAGTTGACGAACTTCGGCCAGGACATTGGCTCGTCGATCGGCAACAACATGATGGCGTACATGGCCGGGCCCGGCTCGTACGCGCCCGGTGCGCTTGATCCCGTTTACGACGAGAAGCCGCTGAACCTCACGCAAGGTCCCCAACTGCAGATGTTGAGCCAGTCGGGAGGCATCAGGGGCACGATCGCCGATCTGATCCTCGGCGGCATGAACGCCGGGCAGGCCGCAGCGCGCGTGCGCCAGATGTTGAAGAACCCGGAGAAGTACGCCAACATCATCACCCCCGCCGAAGCGGCGCAGATGCGCAGCGAGTTGGACGTACTCCCCGCCGACCCGATGAACGGCGTCGAGGAAGCGCCCGACTACAACTCGATCGGCAAGATCGCCGATTCGATCTACGGCCCGTATCTGCAAGAGCAAGGGATGCTCAACCAGCCCAACGTGCGCCTCGGCCCGGACGGTCAGTACGTCCAGGTCGCCCAGCGCGATTCGCCGCAGATGGAGTGGTTGAAGAAGATGGGCCTGCCCGACCCGCGGG